GTGTATTCGGGGTAAAAGCTGGATCTGGACAATTCGTCTGGTAACCGCCGGCAGAGTTAAAGATTGCCGTAGTGACCTGGCCAACACCGATCGGCGTCCGGAATACCTCAGTAACACTCTCGCCCCATACGTTTGCACCATAGGTTATGGTAAAAGAAGTATCGGTGGTCGGGGCACCGACTGGACCGCCAGCAATCCGATAACCGGCCCACATCGTATCGTGACCGTTATTTACGCCGACAAATAGGCCAGGTTTCGCGACAAATCCCGGCAGCGAGAATGTAGTCTGTGCACCGCCTGTCGTGAAGCAGACTGACACGACGATCAGGTCGCCGCCCTGGACGCCTGCCGGAATAGTTACCGTTTGTGTCGTGGTGCCATTATTGCTGTCGGTATTTTTCGAGCCGACGAATGTCCAGAGTGTAACCGGATTTATGTTTGTCGGCGGAGGGACATAAAAAGGTGTGCTAAGTGAAGGGCTAGGCGCTCCGGGAAACCAGCCAGGTCCAGCTACTGGCGGTCCCTCTACCATGCCCACAGACGACCGCCTTCCGCTTCTGGGCTAGACGGTAGTGTTTACCCAATCAGCTCACAAGACAGCTCGTCAATGACACAGTTGGTGAATCCAGTGTTGGTTGCGACGGTGAGGCCGAGCATGACATTCTGGGTCGTCTCGGTATTGAATCCAGTTGCCGTCTGAGTCACGGTCCGGAGCGCGACTGTCAATGGCATCGGGACCGGACCACCCCAGGCAGTCAGGGACGTAGGCAACACATTGGACCAGCCCTGCCCGACAACCTTCGCGGTCGTGGCATTCTGGTTTACGGAGATTGCCTGGACGACACCTTGCCAGTATAGCTGAATCGGCCATCCGGTCGCGGCCGCAGCCAGCGTGCTCGCGGTTTCAGCCAGAACGGCAGCGGTCGTAGTGATTGCTGTCCCTGCCTGGTTCATGTAGAAGCCCCACTTAAGGGCTGATGCCGTCGTGGTTGCGGTATAGCCTCCGGCTGCACTAATCCTGATACGTGTTCCGAGATTCAGCGTGCCAGCCGGGATTAGACACGGTCCCGGACTGACGTCAGTAAGGGTTGCCGTCGTGAATGATGAAGTAGTAAGTGAGCTCGAGGTCTGCTGGGCTCCAGAAGGAGCTGACCATAGTGTACCAGGCATGTGGGGGCCTCCTAGGTCCAGGTGTAGGTGAGGGTTGCGTTCCAGGTCTGGCTGCTGGTCTTGGTTCCAGGCGTGGCCAGGCCGCGAGAGAAGAACGGCGCAACAGCCGCGTTTGCGCCTGAAGCCGTTCCGGAGTCCAGGCCAAATTCCTGCCAGCTGAAGTTACCGTTACCTAGCGCGAACTGGGCTGTCAGGACAAGGCCGGCTGTGTGCGTAGAGCCGACTGTCGGCACCGAGTTGATCAGGGCACAGTAACGGTTGGCCCCTGCGGCTGCCGCCTGTAGGTCGGTCTGGGTATAAGCGACGGCCGTCGATGTATCGCCGCCCATGATCCGGCCGACAGCGCCATTGGAGAACTTGGTAACGGCAGAGCCGGCTACGCCGTTCATAAGCATCTGCCAGCCACCATCTACGATGATGTTGGCGTTCTCCTTGACGTACGTCTCGAATGGGCGTACATTGAGTCGCCGAAAATGCTGGGCTATAGGTTCCCAGCCAGGACGGATCCGCAGCTTCTTTCTGACCCAGTTGATCTGGTCGAGGTCCCATTTCTCGATCTTGAACTGAGTTTTGTGACCACCTATCTCGGCAAAGCCAAGATCCACGCCGATCCCGAGAGAATCTCGGCCCTGGCCATGCTCCTCGAAGCCAGGCACTACACACCGCCCAGTTCGACGAACTGGTTCCAGGTCACGGTGATGGTCGGGAGCGCTGCAGCCAGGGCACCCTGGTCAGCGCTGGAGACGATGTGCTGTGGTGCTCCTGGGGGCCCGGAATACAGGTAGGTACGCGTGCCGGTCCAGGCAGCTCCGGTAGGAGCGGTGACCTTGAGAATAATCATTGTGTGTTCCTTTCGGGGAATTGGAGGAGGAGACGGAGGCGACGGAGGAGAAGGAACAGCTAGCTTTCCCCACTGGCCGTAATTGGACTGAGTTGATGCGTGCTGCCTAACGTCGATGTCGGCACCCACGATTGGCGGTAGAGCTAGAACCTGGTAAAGGACAGCCCGGATATCTTGCTGGCCGCCAGACCAGGCAACCGTCTGCCAGCCCAGAGTAGCCAGGCCAGCGTCCAGGACGCGCTTAACGGCGTAGTAGCCGCCATAGACGCCGACCTGGTACGGATACTTCAGGTTCTTGATTGCCTGGAAATACAGGCCGACCGGACCCAGCTTGAGGAAGGCATTGGCCGGAGTGTCTGCCATGGCCGGCGCATAGTCGGGGATATCAAAATCACACGCGAAGTACACCCCCATACTCGGTGGCGCACCTAGTGCCGATAGCTGACGCTGAGCAAGCTGCCCATCGGCCTTGCCCTGGCCAGCTCCGCGTGCCGGGGCATCAGGCAGGTACTCGAAAGCCAGGAAGATCTCTATCCCAGCCGTACGAAGCAGACGAGCTTCATTCAGGCTGAGATTCTTGCCGATGTTACTGTGGCCTGGCTCGCCGTCCCAGCCAAGATACCGGCCGACGCTTGTAACTCCGGCCGCCACAAGAGCAGATACTGGAGGCCTTGATGTACTGTAGTCGATTATCATTCCATTCCATCTCCTATGGCGGGGTGTTGTTGTCCTCGATCGTCTTTCCGAGACGCCTTAGCTCATTCGTCATCCTGTTGTTCGAATCGCGTAGCAGCCTTATCTCGACCCGAGCACCCGAGATATCTTCCCGAAGGTTCGCTATATCCTCCCGAAGATTCTTTATCGTGTCCTCATAGATCTCAGAGGCTCGCTTATACGCTTCTGCATCAACAGCGTGAACCCCAGCCTTGGCGGTCGCCCGGGAAGACTGAGTAGCAAAGTAGAATGCGGCAGCAGCCACGACAACCGAGACAACGCTAACAATCACCTGTGTAGCGTTCACTCGAGCCCCTCGTTCCCATTCTGCCGAATTTCTTCTGCTCGAGCGATCACTTCATGTGCTGGGATATCGACAATCCTCTTTGGCTCAGGCCAGCCAGAAATTACGATGACTGTAGCAGCAAAGCTGAACCAGACAATCGAGGCAACCCAGCCCCGACTGACACCATGCTCACGAAAAAGCCAGGAATCGAAGTTAACGAATCCCCATGTCGTTTTCAGCAGGGCCGATACACCGTATTGCCACAAATCCATTCTGACCAGGATTCCAGTCGAGATGAAAAGTCCGACCCCAATCCATATCCAGCCCCATACATTCCAGGGTAGCAGAAGATTGAATGACGGCTTGTCGGCAATTAGGCTGTACCCGTAACCAAGATCCAGCACAGCCAGGAATGCCAGGAAGGCACCGCGCCTTCCCATTTTCTGCAGCAAGCGACTAATCACGTTACCTGCCCGGCCCACAGCGAAGAAACTGCGTTGTTGAAATTGAAAACCGCCGCTCCGGTTCCGCCGGTCCCGCCTTGCTGGACAGTACCGAACCAGACCCCTGCTACAGTATTGAAGTAGCCGAGCAGATCCAGTGCATACTGGGCATCGCTCTTATTGCCGGGGTTGGCGGGATTTGCCGTGTTGCTATACCCGATTGACTGCATGTATGCCAGCCCGGTTTGCATGCCGGTAACCTGGGTCTCCAGGCTGGATGCCTCCTGCATAAGCTGACGAAACCGTACTGCAAGGTTTGTCAGAAGGTTGTCCATCTGAGCGCTGTTCATCGAGGTGCCTACGGACACGTTAATCCCCTCTCAGGATCTCGGTACGATATGTGGTCATTGTCTGGTTAGTGATGCCAGTAGCGAAGTAACCCTTAAGCTGGAAGGTATGGTTTACGGTGGAGTCAATAGCCACGGCACTACCGCTACCCGGACCACTATTCAGGTTGACCGAGTTGGCTGACGCTGCGCTGCCACTAAGGTTTGCATAGCCAGCCAGAATACACACTGCCGTAGCGGCCGCACCAGTAGACAGGAAGCTAATCGTGGCCCGGATGGTATAAGCAGCAACCTGAGTAGTCGTCCAGGGATTCGTCAGGGTTAGCTTTGTTACTGGGGATGTTGCTGCACCGTCAATATACAACTCGAATATCGTGTTCTTTACGGCCGTTGAGTCCATCGTCAGGAGCCCAGAAATCTCTATTGCAAATTCACTACTCTGGTTAGACTCTCCACCCTTGTAATTACACACACCGGCAATATTGCTCGGAGATGTACTCGCAGCGGTAAACTGAGAAACATTAACAGTAGAACGTTTCAGGACTGCCGACGCACCAGCGTCGTTATTGAACCACAGTCGCCCATTGGCATCGCTGAACAGAACACTTGCTCCGGAAAATGCTCCTGGGGCAGAAGCGACATCAATTAGAGTAACCTGCTGGGAATACAGGCCTGCCGGATAGGCATGGGTGAATGGATCTGTGCCTGTAGCTCCTGCCAGCGAGAACAGAAGCTTGGTCGCGGCATCCAACCCATAGATTGCATCGCGCGCCCCATCCATGTTGACGCCCGGCGTGCCCGATGCCGTCTGCACGACAGCCCCGGTAATAGTGGTGGCGTCGACGATGCCAGCGTAGACAATTCCTGCTGCTAGGAGCCCAACAGTAATCGTGGCCGCCGCTATCTGGGTAGCAGTGACTGTGCCAGCCTGGATTAGCGAGCCGGGCACCTGTGGTAGGCAAGTGACAGACGTCATGTATATGCTGTTGCCAATCCCAGCCGTCGAGGTAATTCGCTCATAGGCAAACGCGGCAGAGGCCGGAGCAGTCTGGACAGTAGTTACCTGGGTCCAGGTATTAGCCGGAACCGTGATGTCCTGAGTACTGGTTGACAAGAAGGCGTGCGAGCTGTTCTGCCAGTCAAACCCAATTATGCAGTGTGTCTGCGGGGTGTAGATCCATGCGGTAACCAGGTACTGCTGTCCAGTCACGACAGGGAATGGCGTAGCCGACTCGGCAGCGTATCCGCCAGAGGTTGTCTGGGTGAAAAATCCTGACCAGGCAAATGGGATCCCAGCTGGTGGGGCCGACACTACAAATGTGCCGTTTACCCCGGTCCAGTTTGTGCCGTCCCCGCCAATGAAGTATGGATTAAGGTTTAGGACGCCAAGCTGTCCAATAAGCGATGCAGTAAGATTGGAGATGTTGCTCGGGAATACAGTCAGCCCCTGGCTAATTCCGTTCTGGACAACTCCCAGAGTTGACTGGGCACTAGAGGAAGCACTCTGAGTTACGGCTGAATTTGGGGCCTGCGCCGATACAACAGTTCCTGGGGTGAATCCTACCTCCCATGGAGATTCCGGCACAGTATTGAAAGAAATGATCCAGTCAAAAGCGTTAAGAGTTTCCTCGTATCCCCATATCAGCTGTTTAATGACACTTGCCGAGAAGAATGACGGAGGATTCGTGATCTGGATATAGTCGCCAATCCGAAGCCCGGGAACAGACGCGAATAGCGCCACAACTTCGCTACGCCCAATATTGACAACAACAGACGGAATTCTAGGCTCATCAACTGCATAAACATTTAGAAGATGGGTAACAAAAGTCGATATGTCTCCGTGCGCATTAAACGAGACATTCCTGGAAACAGAATAACCAGGACCAATTCCATTTGGCGGAGCCTGGATCGACATCGCCCCGACAGTCAGCTTTCCGTTAATTACATAGCCATCCCAGTTATCCAGGGTTATGTTGTTCTTTGTCAGCTGCTGATCAAAGATCGGGTCAGCTATACTCACAGCATCGCTATGGGTGTAGTTTAGCGTTACCACGACCGATTGTGCTGACATATGCGTCTGGGTTCTGAAGCCGAGGCCAAACTGCCCGCGCGCCTCGTACAGAACGCCGCCATCGGTGTCTTCAATTAGCTGCAGAAGATTCGTTAGGGTATCATCTGTCTGCGGCCCCATCGCAGCCGAAGTAGTATTGACCCCTAGCGTCTCGTTTCCGATCCCCTGCTCGTTACACAGCCGAACAAAACGATCCAGCGCATACTCGCCCGAATACCCGTTTAGCGGATAAGCGGCAGTAACTAGAGAGGGGATCTGGTACAGAACGGCCAGATGTCCAATAGCCGTCTCACTTAGTATCCCAGCCCGGTTTACCTTGACGGCCGACACGGTAGAAATGGAGGCTGTAGTGTAGGTTCCAGATACGGTCTCAAGGACAGACAGGTCTCCCGGCCGAATGAGCTTCAGAGCCCAGGCGATGTTGCTGCCCGACGGAGCCAGCTCGGCACTCACAAGAACAGGAACTCCCTGGACATTGGTAGTCGTCGTGCCGGTAAACCGAACCGTTCCGCCCGAATCCCTGCCCTGCACATTAATCTTGCCGTTAGGCTGTAGGTAAGTCTCCAGCTTAGCGACTGTGCCCGCACTGTCTGTCTCCGTCAGGCACCAGTTAGCGGAGCCCTGAGAGCTATCCCCGCCCGCCGGTACCGACAGCAAGAACCGGGTCACATTGTTTGTTGCCGTGCCTCCAGCCGGTACATTCGCGGTAATGATCGAGCCGGCCAGGCTCGGGATGGCATCGCTGCCCTTGAACGAAGAATCTGCGGCCAGGCTCGGCTGTCCGGTCCAGGTAGCGTTGCTTGCCCCTATCGTGTGGATAAAGGCAGTCGCGCCGGTACCGTCCTCCATGGCCCAGTATGCCTGCGGAATATTGGAGCCAGTCAGGGTAATCGTGTAGTATCGAAGGAATGCGCTGCCAAGATTCACCTGATCCTGGCTTAGCCGTTCCCAGATGCCAGCTGCAGCAATGTTCGCAACAACATATTTGCCCGTCTCATCCCAGTGTACTTTCCATTCAGTCACCTCGCCCCAGAATCTGTAATTATTATACACGACTAGCGTTGATGATTCTGAGTTGACCGATATCCGGATCTGTACATTGCGGGCAATATACGGGTAATTGGCTCCAGCGGTATTCTTTGGGGAAAAGCGACCGTCTGTGTTCTTTAGGGTCATCGTTGCCCCGGCAGCCTGAATCGTTCCTGTCCAGTCGGAACGTCCCTGCCCGGTAATATGAATATCACTTTCCTGCATGGCGTAAGCGGAAATGTCCGTCCAGACAGCATTAAGGAGCAGCTCAACTTTGATTCCGAGGACATTAGCGGGGAATATCGTTACCATAAACGATTCACCCCGAATGCCTTCTGGACGTTTCCGCCACCTTTGATCTTGGCATGCTTCCTAAGCCAGGACAGCATAAACTGGTCAAATTCACTCTGTCCTCCGGAGAATTCAACCTGGAGAACCGACCCCATCCCTAGCATTGACTCGCTCTGGCCGTGCGGGTATACTCGGCTGCCCCGAGGCAGGCGAACCAGTTCTCGGCCATATTCCCCGACCGTTGCCCAGCCGCCAGGAGAGACGCCGCCGCCCGCATAGCCCTTTCCGGAGCCTATACCGCCACGGATATTCTCCAGGTTGGGGCCATATGTAATCCGTGCGTAGTGCAGGGCAGCCGCGATGTTCGCAAGGGGGTCATAGATGTTCCAGCTTGTTCCTGGCCAGTGAAAGGCACGGAACGTGGCGCCAATTACCTGCATCAGGCCCTTGGACGGGTCGCCGCGCTGAGCATTGATGTCGGTCAGGTTGATCGCGTTGGGGTTGCCGCCCGACTCGGTCTGCATCTGGTACAGGACATTGTCGACCAGGCGCGAATTAAGGCCTTCCATGCTGAGTGCCTTCAGGACCGTTGCACGCCAGCGCACTCCTCCGACGCCTACCTACTTACCCAGGTTCCATACTCACAACTGCGCGGCATTCAGGGCTGCCTTGCCGAGTGCTCCCTTGGCCTGGCTCATACCGATGCCGAAACCATTAAGAATGTGCTTGCCAGCATCGATCGCCCACTGCGGCGGCGACTTGATCCCGAGGAAATGGAGGATCTTTCCGGGAATGCCCTTGATGAAATTCCACAGCGCCCCGATGACGCTCGTCATCCCGCTTAGCAGCCCGTGAATTATGCCGCTTCCCCACCCGGCTAGCAGCCGCCCTGCATTCCCGAGCGCGCCCAGAATCCGGCCAGGCAATCCCCGAATGAAACTGACAAGGGCATTGAAGGCGTTGTGAGCGCCGCTAGAGATGGCATTCCAGCCACCGGTGAATATCCTCTGGGCTGTTGATGTCACGCTCCGGAAGAATCCTAGAATGTCGTTCCAGATCCGCTTGAAAAATCCAAGGATGTCGTTCCATATTCGCCGGATGAAATCCCAGATCTGAACGTGATACTTATAGACAATCCCGCCAACGCCAAACAGTAGCGGCCAGTACTGCTTGGCAAAGGCGAATATGTCGTTCCAGATCCGCTTGACGAAGAAGAAGATGTCGTTCCATATCCGGACCATAAAGGCCCAGATCTGCTTATGATACCTGATGATGATCTCGGCCAGGGCAATGACTGCAAGGGCGATAAGGGTGTAAGGATTGGACAGCAGACTAAGTTTCATGGCGACAAGTGCGGCAACAACCAGCCATAGGGCAGGCACGAGCAGGTGATTCGCGGCTAGCCACTTTAGTCCAACCGCAACTGCAGTCGCTAGAGCCACGATAATCGGGGTGAGCTGATTTAGCATCGCGATGATCGCGGGCAGCAAGAGGCTAAGGATCTTCACGCCAGACGGCATAATTCCGATAAATAGCTTAGTAAACCAGAGAACGAGATCAGCAAGTGTCTTCCCGAGAATGGGTCCAATCTGAGACGCAAACTTTGCAATTGTGCCGATAAACTGAGCCCAGGCAGGAGACTTGAATAGAGCAAGGAGCGGAGTCAGCATGCTCTCAAGAATCTTGCCACCAGATTGTGCAAGCGACTTCAGCGTAGGCATTAGGGCAACGCCGATCTTTGTACCTAGGGTAGCTACCTGTAGTACCATCGGAGTTAGCGCAGTCGTTATTCCGCTAAACGATGCTTTAAGTGCATTAAAGTTCGTAACCAAAGACTGCTGAGCGCCGGAAAGCTTGTGTGTATTCTGGCTTAGGGTAAGCTGTGCATTGGCTTCTGCCTTGGACAGGGTAAGGCCGGCAGCCCGCTGCTGTGCGGCTGTCTTTGCGACTGCCATCTGCTGCTCATAAGTCTGCTTAGCCTTGGCGATAGAGTCGTTGTAGGTTTTCTGCGCAGCAGTGTTGCTCTGTACCGCCGTCATGGTTCCCTTCAGGACAGGGAAGGCTACCGCTCCGAACGCGCCGACCGCTAGGCCAGCAGCGGCCAGAGGAGCAGCCATAGCCAGGAGGCCTGAGGCAGCCGCCCCTGCGCCAACTACGGCCATGACGCCGGCCAGCTCCTTGCCAACCAGTTCCATTCTCTTCTTGCTTGTCTTGCCGAAGTGCTCTGCGAAGAATCCGCCAGCATCGGCGCCAGCTTTGCTACTACTTGTCTTCGCAGATTCTAGCCCTGACTTTGTACTGTCAGCCGTCCTAACATGGATCACTACTTCATTCGCCATAATCTTCACCTCCTTCCTGCTCTTGCTCTCGGTCTACGCCAAGCTCTTCGATCTTCAGAAGTCGCAGAACGCTAGCGTCCATTTTCTGGGCAACTTCCGGAGTACAGTGAAACCGGTCGCACAGCCCAAGAATTAGCTTTGCCTCAATCAGCTCGGCAGGCTCTGTGACATATTCGCCAGTTTCGTTGTTATATCCTCCTGGGTAGTTTTTCCATTGTTCAAGCCGGATAGCAAAGGGCTATCAACCGAAGCAAGCGCTTCCATCCAGGCTGTAAAGATCGTCATCGCGAAATTGATGTCGTACTCACATAGCCCGGTATAGCTGCAGGGACCTGTATTTTCTCCTTCTAGAACAGGACACGCTCCGCAATGCTCCCCTGGTCTGCCTGGCTTCCCGGAAACCTTGCATTGTGCGTAAATTACAGGAACAGGCTCACCGGCGTCGTCCTCTAGGTTCCACTCCAGGATGATTTCTGACAGCTTGATGAAGATCAGGTCCATGCCCGATGCTTCTTTTGCGTCCATCATCCTGGATGTCATCAGGGAGATCTCGGCAAATTCCTGAATTGAGGTGGACCTGGCGAGGCACTCAAAGCCTTTCATGTCCTCGTCGTCAAACACAAGCCTAAACTGCTTGAGCTTCCTCTTGAATCCCATCAGTCTTCCTTTCCGAGGGTCGCATCAAGAAAGGCGCATGCCCATCTTATCTGATTCGAGGCGTCCGGCTCGTTCGCATACAGAGCAGCCAGCTGCTTATTCGCGTCCGCCTTCGACGCGTGGCAGCCCATGATCTTGCCATCGCTGTTCTTGATAACGCCCCATGGCTTACTGGCCGGGCACCCGCTTGTCTTGGCCACGTGGTAAGGCATCTCTAAGCCCATGTAGGAATAACGCCCAGGTCGGCACATTGCCGTCGGCAAGGGATGCCGGTACCTGCCAGGTAATGTCGGCGTTAGCCGAACGGGTCATCTGATAATCCGTGATAAGGCAGTTGGTAGTGATGATAGGTGTCGTGGCAACCGAGGTTGGCGCGATGCTTACCGACCGGGTGACCGACGTTCCGGTGACCGTCGAGAATACAGAATGACTCATGTTCGGGTCATTGTCCAGGATTCCGTTGAATGTAACCGTAAAGTCGGTCAGAAGCAGAAGCCGCTCGTTCGCGAACTTGTTCATGCCCGTGACGTCCTCAAGGCCACGCGGCGTTGAGAAGCTGTAGTTGGTGATATCACTACCGATATCACGATAGGTCGTGGCAGCATCCGTCACCTTGATTGTGCCGGAAAGGCCAGTCAATTTCGGCATCGTCTATCCTCTCTTGAATGTTTCTGCTAGCTTGCCCTGGTGATCTGCAAAATCTTCTACCCAGTACTCAATTCGGGTGTGGCGCCGAATCAAGCCAAGACTTCCCCGCCAGTCTCCTCGACGTACAACAAGGATCGGTGGCCTGTCAATCGGCACCTTATGCTTATTCCATAGCCAGCACTGCGTGCCCGGAGGGAAAACAAACCGCACCTCATACATGCTGGTTCGTATCTCCTCGTGGCTGCGCATCCTATCCTTCCGGATAAAGTCAGCAAATTCCCGGCCGATGTCGGTAGCAAGATCCAGGGTTGTCATAAACCCATTCACGAATTCGCTACACCGGTATTCTTCACAGCTGGCCGGCCGGAAATGTGTTCTCGGTGGAGTCTTGACGGAATATGTCTTATATGCCTGCGGATCCATGAACGGATCCGGCCGAAATACCGGAGAACCGACAAGCAGCATTGGCATTAGAATGTCACCCCAGCCGTCTGGTTTTTGATAAAGTTGATCGCAAACACGGCTGAGGTGAATGTTCCGGCCGATACGACTTTCAGGAACTGATTCACCTGTGTTGTATTCGATACGACCTG